CGGTATCCTAATAGGATTGTGTTAGCAGTCATGTAAGGGTTTTTGTATACTTTTTGGCGACTATTTAAAGCACCAACTTTTTGTACACCAAATGCATAACTCATTTTAGCAGCATCACCATCTGTATCAGCAGCAAATCCTGGAATTGATTCCAAAATTGTTGCTACAGTTGGAGAAACAACCATAAAGTTAGCACCACCACGTAGAGTTTTCTGATGGATAATATTACTTAATTTTTGGATTTTAGTTCCTAATGTTTGGAACCATTGTCCTTGAGAATTATAGAATCCTAAATCTGATTGTGTAATACCAGCACCTGTTCCAGTAATTGACTGGTTGTTAATAGCTGACCAGTTTTCAGTTCCGGCAGCAGCACCATCAATTAACATAGCAAGAATTTCCAAGTCAATTTCTAATGAAATGTACTCACTAAGAATTGAAGTTAATTCAGCTTCAGCATCTAATGCATGGTATGCATTTAAATCCTGTGCAAATTCTGGTGTCCATACAGCTTTAAGTTTTCTAGTTTTAGCAACAATTGCAGATGATTGCATCTGTATGTTGATTTCTGGAATTACTTGTTCTGGACAGCATTCTTCACCTGTATTATATTGGTTTGGATTAGGGTTACCAGCTTCAAAATCACCTCTGTTATTATCAGTTGGTTGTAATTGGTAGTTTATCCAAGCAGATCCTGTACTTGATAATGCATCTTCTCCGAAAAGTGATTTTGTAACAATAAATTGTACAGCTGCACCTCCACCGTAAGTAGTAAATTCAGATACTTGACTTCCTGGTACTTGTCCATTAGATCCTGTAATTACTGCAGCAGTAAGTGACCCAGTAAATAAGTTAAATCCTTTTACACCATCAAAATCTCCAAATTTCAATGAAGCAGTAGGTACTTGTACAGCCCAATACTGACCTGCTGAAATTGATGCAGAATAAACAGAATTAAAGTTTGTTTGATCCCAAGTAGCAGTAGCTGCTGTTGTTGGTGAAGCTAAAGATTGAGAATTTTGAATAGAATATCCAAAACGTCCTGATCCGTAAAGTCCACCTGTGTTAGTGTTTCCAAATGGTGCATCTGCAGCTGTTCTATCTCCGTATAATGAAGATCCTGCTCCAAATGGTGTTTTACTAGATCCATATTGGAAATCTAAGAAAAATACAAGTCCAGAAGGTAAATTCATTGGTTGTACTGATACAAATTCCTGTGCAGCAATTTGTCCAAATACTTTACGTACTAATGGTAAAGCAACTCCAGCCCACTGTCCACCAACGTTTACGCCGGTTTGTGATTGGAATGTTCCACCATTTCCTGTTCCACCACTAGTTTGTGATGATTCTACTACAAGTTGTTTAGCTTGGTTTTCAAGAATAAGACCCATATTGTTTTTGTGGGCACCTTCTATTCCTTCCAATAAACCTGTTCTTTCCCATTTGCTAGCTAATCTAGCCGCGTCAGACTGTAAAGACTGGTATGGGTTCGCGCTTTCTAATAAAGAGTTTAAGCTCATTTTTTTAGTTTTTTAAGGGTTATTTTAATAATTTAAATTAATCCAGCAAGTTTACGCATACGGTTGTATACATCATTGCTTTCAATAATTGGTTGTTTTTTAGCTTCTGTTATTGTTCCAGTAGCTTTAGATGCAATTCCTTTTGGTCTTACATTTGCTTCTGTTTTTGACACTAAACCTTCGTTTAATGTTTCAAAAATAACTTTAGCTTCTTTTACTGTTGACGCTTTGTCAAATGCTTTAAGCACTCTAACTTTTTTGTCTTCAGTTAAGTTTTTAGATTTAAAAACTTTGTTAGTGTAAAGAAGTTTAGCATTAAGTAAATTAACTTCGCTTAATTCAACTTTAAGAGCATTGATTTCACCTAATGCTTCTTTAAATCTCATTTTTTCAGTTTCAGCTTCGATTCTATCGTCTTTTTTACGATCATCACCTTCAGCTTTTTCTTTCTTAGTCATTTCCTCATCTAATTCTACTTCAACATCAACATCTTCCATGTCATCCATGTCCATAACGTCTTCTTCATCTTCCATCGCTTCATCACCTGCTTCAATTGTTCCGTCTGCTACTAAATCTTTAATAACATCTTCAATGAATCCTTTTAAGTCATCTTCTGACATATCTTCAAGGTCAATATCCTCGTCGTCCATGTCATCTTTCATGTCTTCTTTCTCGTCCTTTTCTCCGTCAAGGTAGCCTTCTTCTTCAGCATCAGTACGTTCGTCCTCTTTCATAAGGTCTCTTTTTTCGTCTTTTATGCCGTCCTTGTAGCCTTCTTCTTCAGCGTCAGTACGTTTGTCTTCATCCAATTCAAGTTCAGCAAGTAACTCGTCAAGGTTAATTTCCTTTATATCGTCTTTACTACGTTCGTAGTCACGACGATTTTTGTACTTTAATCTATCAGATTCTTCTTCGTATACATCTTTATTCTCTTCTTTCATATCCTTATCAGAATCCATTTCTTCGTAATAAACGTCGTCTTCTTCATACTTCTTGTATTCTTCGCCAACGTCTTCTCGGTCCATTTCTTCTAATTTTGCTGAAAGCATAGATTTTAAATGTGGTGTAAAAGCCTCTTCAAGAGCAAGTTTTGCGTTTGCAATAGCAGTTTCTTTAACAGCTTTAGCATCAGCGATTGCTTCTTTTAACAAATCATTGTTTGCCATAATCTCAAAATTTTTTTTGTGAAATACGATTATTAGAAATCGTAATAGGGAATAATATATTTTAATGTCATATCTAGATATTCATGACACATTGCAGTTATACGTATATGAAAAGATACTAAAGATACAAAAAGCGCTCAAATGAGCGCTTAATGTTTTAATCCGTCGGTAGCGTCCGAAGAAATACTATTTTATGTTATAGGACATGAACCTTTTGAACAAAGGATATCATGTATTGTTTTATTTACATTTGTGTAATCATATGTAACTACATTTTTTCCTTCATTTAAAGTATGCATGTAAGAACCTGGGTTAGATGGAGTTGAAACAAAATCCCAACATAGTAATTCGAAATCATCTTGTACTTCCATCACACCACCACTTTCTTCTAATGAGCCCATCCCACGAGATGATACACCTACTGTAACTCCACTTTTGATAAGTTCTTTTAGTATGTTACCTGAAGGTGTTGGTAATATTTCTATTTTACCCATTACATTATCTCCATCCCACCAATATTCTGATATAAGATGTGATACGTTTTTTAGGTTAATTACGGTAGATTCAGGATGATCTAATTCTCCCATTGAACGACGTTGCTCAATAAGTTCATTATATTTATCCATTTCACGATCCCATAGAGTCTTTGAATAATAACGACCATTACCATTTTTTACTTCAGCCGTAGCTAAAATACCTTCGACTAAAAGATTTCCACTTTCCTTACTAACGTTTTCAGTTAGTTGGGAAGGGGATATCTTTATAGCATGAGTTTCTATTAATAGCTTTTTGCTCATATTATTTATTTACGGCATAATCAGAAGTTGATTGTCCTACTTTTTTAGGATCTCTTTCACCAGCAGCACCCCGAGTTGGGTTATTTTTTTCATTCCAACTTACAGCATCCATTTCTTCAAGTTCTTTAACTTCATCTACTATTTCAGCTTGTTGGTATTTTTTACCACACATTTTTTCATACATTTTTGCCATCTTGCCTCTTCTTTTTTCTAAAAGCCTGATTTCTCTTTGCATGTCTTTCATTTTCTTTTTATCAACTAATTCCGATAAATTTGCATCTTCAGATATTGAATTTACTCTATCTGATTTTTCAGATATATAGTTTGATAAAAATTCTAGTTGAGCTTCCATTTTTGTAACATCACCAGCTTTTCCTATTTCAGCTAATTTAGTATCAATTGATTCTTTTTTAGGTTTTTTAGCTTTCATATCTTTCCCAGCTTTTTTCATAGATTCTTCTTTATCTCCATCACCATCAATATCCATAAAATCTGGTTTTGCAGCTTCTGATGTAGTGTCTGAGTAAGATACTGCTGTACCTTCATCTTCCATTTCATCCATAGGTAATTTTGTTTCTTCTTCTTTTTCAGCCATCATTTGACGAATAATATTCCCTGATTGTGCTGCTAATGAGTTTGGGTTACCTGATGTTACTACTTGACCAAATGCTTCTAAAACTAATTTTTTAATTTCTGCCTTAGATTCTTTAATTGGTGTGTAACTATCACCACCATCTTTTAATTTAGTACTAAACCCACTACCACCATAACTTTCGCCATCGCTTTGTTGTTGTCTAGATTCTTTATATCCTAAACCTTTAATACCAAATTGGCCTTCTTCTACATAATGTAGTGGGTTTTTAGCTAAGTTTTTAACAGCTAATTCCATTGCCTCATCTAATGATAATTCTTTATTATAATTAATTTCTAATTGAACACCACTTAATACTTCTTGAGCATTAACGTTATTAATATTTTCTACTTTAGGATCATAATCGTAATTATGAGAATCAATATTTTCTACAGCATCCGATACTTTATAAGAACCACCTAGTTTATTGTCCATTTCGAACTTTAATTTAGGATCAGCTTTGATTTTTTCGTCTTGTTCTTTTGTGTTATACTTAACTTTATCCTCATTATTAACAAGAGGGTCTAAAGTTCCACCTTCTGCTAAGAAATTTTCAAATTTAGATTCCCAAGCTTGTTTATTTGGGTTAAAATCCTCAGATGTTAATTGTACTAAGGGTTTTAATGTTACTATTTGACCTAATTCCTCGTTGATTAATTCTTTATCTTTTTTAGAACTAAATTCCTTAGAAAGTTTTTTGAATAATTGATTTGGTGTGTGTTTCATAATTTTGTTATTGCAATAATGTTTCTATATCGTTAAAATAATCGTTTAGCATGTCTGTGCCTATTACAACAGAAAAACTATCTGGATTATCTCTGTAATATTTTATTGTTTCTATTTTAGCTAATTTAATTGATTTTTTAATATCATCAAATCTAGCTTCTAATTTATCAAAAGCTTCTATACGTTCTCTATGGAATCTAGATGCTTTATCTTCTTGTTCTTTAATATTACGGTTATACATATTAAAATAAATTTTTAACTATCATTCCTGAACCTTTCTGGACATAATTACCATCTTTGTTTTTAGGGACTAATTTATATTTAAATTGTTTTGTATAAGCACTATCAGTAACACCTTCAGGACCTGCTTTAGGGCCAGGGCCTAAATCTGCTCCATCACCTAATTTACCCTCACCCATTGTATAACCTAAAGAACTTACCATACCAGATGGCATTTTCATTTTATATTTGGATTTTTTCTTTTTTTTCTTTTTACCAGGTTGTAATTTTTTTCTTACAAAAGCATAAGGTGTATTATAAGCACCGGCTGCACCTGACATAGATACTTCATCTACATCTTCTTCAAAAATAGCTTTTTTATAATCTTCTGGGTAGTTATTTCTAATATGGGTACGAATTGTATTTCTTAGTTGTTTTGATTGTTCATATATGTCTAAGAATTTTTTATCACCTTTAGCTTTTTGATATACACCCTTTGCTGTATCAGCTAATTCCATAGAGTCTTCAACTAGTTTAGTTAAATTAGGAATATAGTCAACAGACCAAGTTATAGCACCTGTTTCAGAGTCTATGTCTGTAACCACAGATTTAACACCTTTTCTAATTTTTGTATCCCCTATTTTTATTTCTTTTAGTTTATACTTGTTTTTCATTTGCTATTTGTATTTCGTTTACTAATTGATAATAACGTAACAAATCAACTAAATTATTATCTCCAACTTTATCTGTTTTCTTTAATTCAGTTAAAAATTTAGATATTTCAATAATTTTAATTTTTGTAGCTTTATCTTTAATATTTTTTGTTTCTTTAACTAAAATATTTTTTAATTTAGAAATTTTAACATTATAGAAATTTCTTAAATCTGGGGTTGAGTCAACTGAATTGATATATTCTTTAAGTACTTGTTTTTGGTCATTAGTTAATGAATCATACTTATCATTAAACTTTTCTAGTAATACTCTATATGTTAAAGTTCTTACATCTTTATCATACTCAGAAAATTCTTCTAATACTGTTTGTTTTGAATCTTGTGTAACTTCTTTTTTAGTTAAGTGTTCTAATAAAGTTACTTTATTGTCTACCAACTGTGTAGGGTTAGAAATAGAGTTTGAATTAATATTTTCTACTAATGTGTATAAAGCAGCTAATTCTTTATAATTTGTTACTTTAGAACCGAAAAAAGATTCTAGATTATAATGTTTTTTAATTTCATTAATTAAATTATACTTTTGTTTTTTTAAAGACTTTCTATTAAATTTAGTTGATGCTTCTAATATAGTATCAATTACTAATGTAGCTCTACCTTCAGTTACTACTTTAGACTTAAGTATAGATTCATATAATTTATATTCTTTACCTAAAGAAGTATTTACAAAATATTCTTTTAAGATATCTATTGCAGGTGAATTACCACCTTTAAGAGTATCTGCGGTAATTTGACGTACTAACAGTTCAAATAATATGCCTGTATTTTTGTACTTTGAGTGTTTTATTTTCATCAAAAAATATATTTATTATAAATATGTAAAGTATTTTACTTCTTTAATTGGTTTTCATCTAATAGTGAAGTATCATCTTTATCTTCTTCAAATATTAATTGTTTTTTATTTAATTCTCTAAACATATCTTTATTTTTTAAATATGTTATGCGAGCACTTTCTTCAAGTGCTAATGGCCCACCATTAAATTTAGGTCGAATAGAATTAGAATCGTTTTTATCTGTATCCTTCATACGTTTAACTCCCAATCTATCTTTACCAAAATTATCATCTTGTGTATTACGTTTTACATTAGTGTCTTTTGGTCTACCTAATTTTGGATCATCTGCTGCATACTCTTCTGGTTTTGGTACTGCTCCTGGGTCTGTGTACATTCTACCACTACCATATAATGAAGCTAAGTCATGTGGTGTACCATAAGATTTGCCTGTTTCTACAGGATCATTACCTTCCGCTGAAATTTGTGCTATTCTAAATTTACGTTTAGCATCTTCTCTAGTTAAGTCTCTATATTCATCATATTGATCTTCACTAAATTGATATACATGATCATAAATCCAATCTGATGGTACTAAACCTTGGTCTAACATGGTACCAGCTAATTCAGTTTTAGATTTTAACAATTCAATTTTTTCTTGTTCTAATACTATTGATGGACTAGACATTTCTAATGTGAAATTAGTTAATGTTTCATCTGTGTATCCTTGTGTATATAAATGAACTAAAGCAATTTTATTTAATTCTGATAGTACTATCCTTTGTAGTCGTTCAATAGTACGTGCAAATCTAATATCCTGTTGAGCTAATGTAGCTTTACCTTCAACTCCTTCTTCATACCCTAAAAATGCTTTTGGAATTTTAAGTGCTGCAAATAGTTTACCTCTTAAATATTCTACGTCTTGTATACCATCATATTGTAGTCCTGGTGTTGTTTCTATCTTAGTAGTTGCATCATTCCCTCTAATTGGGATATAAAAATCTTCTAACATATTCATCTGGTTGTACTTTAAATTGTAGTCTCCAGTTTTATTGTCTTGGAAGGGTGTACGTTTAAGTTGAGAAATTGTTTTCTGCATAAACGTTTCTATCTCGTTTGGAGGAATAGAACCAACATTCATATAAAATATTCGTTTTTCTGGTGCACGTGCAATTCTATGAATTAACATTGCATCCTCCATTAAAACATATTGTTTGTATAATTTTCTAGCAGGCTCGATATAAGCTCTACCATAGGGAAGATAATTAACATCTGAGAGGAGTCTAAAATGAGCCATTTCATAGTTGTCAAAAAATATACCATTTTCATTTTCTAAATTTCCACCCCCAGCTCCAGGTACAGGATACATACCAGAACTTAAATTATCCATTCCATCAGGTGCATATTTATACCTTATAGCAGATGGGTTTTCTGGATCATATGCTTCTTGTCTTTCAATGTGATATGCAGTATAAGGAATAACATTATAAACTCCATATTTTTCAGCTATTTCTAATTTTAAGAAAAAATCACCATACTTACACATTTGTCTAACCCACATCCAAAGATTAAATTCAATATTTAATACATCATAAAATAGATTATATAGTATTTTTTGTATGTCTTCATTAGCACTTCTAATTTGAAGTACTTCACCCATATCATTTTTTAAAGTTGATTCATCAGCTAATACATCTAAAGCAGAAGCAATAATGGCATCTTGATCCATTAAATCATATTCTGAATATAATTGTGGTCTAAGATACTGGAAGTTCATATTGAACTGTGCACCATATAATGAAGTAGGACTGGTAGAATATATTCTATTATATCTATCAGATAATGAGTTAGTAGCAATTTCTCCTGTTGATTGGATTTTGCCACTATCAATTACTTTAACTTGGTTTCCACCTACATTTCTTATTACAACATCTGTTGAAAATAATCTTTTTAATCTTGTAAATACGCTTTTATCAGCCATAATGTGTTGTTATTGTTATAAATATAATCTAAAAAAGCCATCTAATATCTTCCTTACCACCCCCAAAATTCTGTTCGTAGGGGTTTTTACCAGGTTGGTTATTTCCATAACCCCCTTGATAAGGTGTTCTATTAACTGACATATTACTTAGTGAACTTTTAGTTCCATCTAAACCTCTTTGTCTTGATTTCAAAGCAGTATCTCTAATGTACATAGCCATACCAAATGACATTACTAAGTCATCATTATAACCACTTTGAGCTTCTGCTCTATTATTTCTCCATATAAAGGTTTTCATTTCTTCTATTAACCTTTTTGATTGTATTGTTACTCCTTTATCACTAATATATTCTTGAAATTTACCTATAACCATAGGTCTAGTCCTAGAAGACATTGTAAAACCAGCTACCATTTTAGAGTGATCTTGATATTTATCAAAATACGAACTAGCATTTGGGGAATCACTTTTTTGTGAATAATAAAGGTTTGGATATGCTCTATCTAAGGCTACCTGTATAGTTGCCCAACCAATATTTGCATTTTCTATTACTAACATAGCCTCATTATATTCAGTAGCTAACCCAACTAATAAATGACCATATTCTTTTGTACCTAATTGACCTTTATATTCCGCAACTTGCACGTTGTTTTCTACATCAATTACATGACACGCTGAATAATCTTTACCATCGCCACGAGCAACATCTGCAACTACTACATAATCCCTTGTATAATCAGGTGATTCCCAAACCCATAGGTTTTGATCTGCACCTCTTCTTTCCATAGGATCTTTTACATATGTTTTTTCGTAAAAATCTATATATTCAGGATAAAATACAATGTCACCCGATGTGCTAAAATCACAATCACACTCTTGTGCTGCCATTCTAGGGTCACCTA